TGTACAGAAGCAAAATTGATGAAGCTCGAAAGCTTGGAATTCCTGATAGAGGTTCCGTGTTTCAAGCAACGTTGAGAGACCCAGAATTAACAAATACTCATGATTTTTACAATAAAAAAATTAATGAAGTAATTCAATCAGACATTCAAAGAAACATTAAAGAAAATGGGCCTGATACAGCTAGTGTAGTAAATACACAAAATATATCAAATGATTTCACATCAAAACCTGCTCCTGTTTTAGCAGCTGTACCAAATGTTATTGCAAAACCACCACCTCAAGTTGCAACACCGTCAGCAAAAACAACTACTACAAAAGCTGCTCCTCCTCAAGTAAAAAACGAACTTTTGAACAAATTGTTTCCTAAAGGCAAATAATCATGGCTGATGAAAATAGTTCATTTGAAGAAAAAATTTCACATCTTCGTAAAAGCGGTGTTTCAGATATTGAAATTGCAAGACATTTATCTGATAGCAATGATCCAGTTGCTAGAGAATGGTCTAATCAAATTAGGCTAGATCAAGTTGAAAAGACTGGTGCAGCAAAGCTTGGTGACAAACAAGAAAATAATGCACCAGCACCAACTTCAACTCCTGAAAACATGAACACTAGTGGTTTTAAAAATTTAGCAAACGTTTTAAACAATGGTGCAAATTGGTACGCTAATTTGCCAATTGAAAAAGAATTAGGATATCCTCTTGCTGCATATTATGGTATTAAAACTGCCAATCTTTTGTATAAAGGAGCAGAAGGAGTTGGTAATTTTGTATATGACACATTACAAGACAAAATAAAAAAGAAGAATCAAGTTAATGCATATCGTGATATTCAAGCGATAAAAAATGCTGCTGCGACTCAAAATCCCGCAGCTTTTAGTGCTGCACCTGGAGCCCCTTCTGCTCCTTCTGGCCCATCTGGAATGCCTCCTGGAGCGCCTCCAGCACCTTCTGGAGCCCGTATTGAACCTCAAATGGAAGCGCCTCCTCCTTTTGCTGGTACAGAGGGGCCACCACCACCAAACGAATTAAACGACATACTTCAAAGGATGGGTACAACACAGGTTGACAATACTGGGGCAACGCCAGAAGCAGCACCTGTTGAAGTAACTGAACCTTTAAGATTGTCTGAATGGGCAAGAGGAATTCAACCTACTTCTGAAACAGGAACGCCTGCTGGAATCACAGAAGAAGGTACCGTTACCCCAAGTGTAGAAGAACAAGCAGCAATAGAACGTTTAACAGGAACTACTGAGCCTACTACAGAAGTAAGTGCTAAAGCTTCTCCTAAGGGCGCTAATGCTCCTGTTAAACCAACTACTAATGTAACGCTTCAACCAACTGGTGAATTGCCTAAACAATTAGCTGAAGTAAAAGGATCAATTCCTCCAAGGGTTCAGACTGCTGCTGCTGCTGTACCTCCTGAAGTTCAAGCTAAATATGCTCCTGAAGGTAAAGTTGTTCTAAAAGGATATGGTTCTGGTGATGTAAGCATTACCAATACTTACGGCAAAAATGCTTATGCAGCCATAGTTGACTACTTTAACAATGGACAACCCATTGGTACAGATGAAAACTATAAGATTGTTCAAGGCAAAATTAACAAGGGAATTCCTTCTGAGTTAGCTCCATTTTTTGCTTCTAAACTTCCTGCATCTGAAGCAGACGCTGGAACTTTTGGTTCAAAAGCACTTGGTGAAAAAATTGGCTATACACCTCAAGGAAAAGTTGTTACTTCTCCAAACGCAATTAAAAATGCAGTAGCCAAAGGTGGTTCTATTGCAATGGTGCTTGCTGTTGCAGATGCTGCTCATGCAGCGGGAGAAGGCGATTACTCAAAAGCACAAGCTTTACCATTAGCTGCTGTTCCAGGAGTAGGAGCAGGGCTTGGTTTATATCACGGTGAGGCTGGTGCTCCAACAATTACTCAAAGGGATGATGCTTTAAAGCGTCCTGAAGTTCGTAAAACATTAGAAACTTTAAAACAAACGTTGTCTCCTGCTGAATATGAAAAAGCAGCACGACAGTATTTGAATAAAGTTGGTTCTTTTTCTGGAATGACAGACAGAGAACGTTTAATGGCAGATATACAATCTCCTTATCGGCAGCTTCCTAGCCGAAACACACTATTACCTGTAGCTCCTCCCCGATAGGAAATATCATGTCACCTGAAGAACGCACTGAATTTATAGCGGAGTTAATGCTCCAATTTAAAGCCGTTAACTCTTTGTCAGATGAAGAACAACGTTGGGTCAGGATGGCTATTGAGAGTGAAGCCCAATCTATAGCTCTTCGTAAAGCAATTATCGAAAAAACGTTAACTGGTCTTGTCTGGATGTTTATCCTTGGGGTTGGTTATGTTCTTCTTGACTTTGCTAAACAGCACGGTTTTAAGTAGCATTCTTGCTTCTGGAGAGAATCCTTGGCCTAACACTCAGCAAAAACTAGTATTGGTATGTAAAGAATTGAAACCCAATCAGGTGATTGGAATAAACGAATTTGTAAAGGATAACAAGGTTTGCCAATGGATACTTAGGACTATAAAGTGATTGATCCAATCTCCATCAGTATTGCCATTGCTACGGCACAGACTGTGGTAGATCAGATCAAGAAGGCTGTTGCTTTAGGTAAAGATGTCAAATCTCTTTACGGTCAATTTAGTGAGTTTTACTCAGCAGCAGACCAGGTTCACGCAGCTTCTACAAAGGTCAGAATAGCCAATATCCAGAAGACAGATGCTCAAATAAACGCAGAGTCTTTAAAAATAGCAATGGCATCTAAGGCTTTGAGAGACCATGAAAGGTACTTGAAAGACCTATTGTTTATGACCGGAAATGCTCCTGTATGGGAAGAGATGATGGCAGAGCGAGTCAGGATGCATAAAGAACGGTCTGACATGGAAAGGGTGATGGAAGAAAGAAAGCAGAAAGACAGGGAAGCTGTTGGTAATACGATTATGAACTTCCTGTTGTTTATTGCTGCTATTGCAATGATTGTCCCCATCGGGGGTTTAGCTTGGGAATTTCTTATTAAAAGGAGTTGATATGGATTGGTTATCACAAATAGCACCTACGATTGCTACGGCATTTGGTGGCCCTTTAGCTGGTATGGCGGTATCGGCAGTCTCTAAAGCCCTTGGAATAGCTCCTGAAGAAGTTCAAAACGTTATTTCTAGCGGCAAGCTGGATGCTTCTCAAGTTGCTGCTATTCAAATGGCAGAACTAGAGCTAAAGAAACAAGCTCAATCTATGAATCTAGATTTTGCTAAATTGATTGCTGAAGACAAGAAATCTGCTCGTGATATGCAGATAGCTACTAAGTCTTGGATTCCTTCTGTAATGGCAGTAGGTGTGACATTGGGATTCTTTGGAATTTTGTTTGGTTTAATGTACGGAAAAATAGACCATGCTCCTCAAATTGACATTATGTTGGGTAGTTTAGGAACTGCATGGACAGGAATTATTAGTTTTTACTTTGGTTCTAGTGCTGGCAGTCAAGCCAAAGACCAGCTATTACATCAAAGTGAGCCTAAAAATGATTGAAAACTTTGACGCTTCTTTTAAGAACATCCTTAAATCTGAGGGTGGGTATGTTTGGGACAAGGATGATGCTGGTGGTGAAACCAACTTGGGAGTAACGAAACAAGCCTGGTCAGAGTACCTTAAACGTCCAATCAAAGATGGTGAGATGAAAGCATTGACTGCTGATACTGTCAAACCGTTTTACAAAAAGATGTATTGGGACAAGCTTTGTTGTGACGATCTGCCTAAAGGGGTCGATTACGCCGTGTTTGACTTTGGGGTTAACGCTGGTACTGGCAGGGCTTCCAAGTTCCTCCAACAGGCTGTAGGAGCCGTTCCTGACGGTTCTATAGGACAGGTAACCTTAGGCAAGGTCAAAGCAATAAATCCTGCTGCTTTGCTTAAAGCTTTTAGCGATCAAAAAACTTCTTTTTACAAGACTATTGTTCAGAACAACCCAACTCAACAAAAATTCTTAAATGGTTGGATGAATCGGGTTACTCATGTACAAACTATTTCATCTTCAATGATGGCATAAACGTAAATATGCAATAAAAATAGGTTATAAAGCAAAGATTAACTCTGAAGGTTTTTCATGGCACAAGAAATATGTAGTGATGAAGTTTTCATAAAAACTTGGAATCAATACCGTTCTACGAAAAAAGTATCAGAATTTCTTGGAATGTCAGAACGTAGAGTTAACAACAGACGTAGAAATTTAGAAGAAAAAAGAAACATTGTTCTTCAAGCTGATGACAGCAGAGGTCTAAAGTACCAAAAGAATTATGTACAAATTCCGCACAATGTACGTGCAAATCTTGGACTACTTAACGGTGTAGTTATCGTATTTAGTGATGCACACTTTTGGCCTGGAATACGTTCCACAGCATTCCAAGGTCTTCTATGGGCTATTCAAGAATTTAAGCCCAGGGCGGTCATCAATAATGGTGATGCTTTTGACGGTGCTTCCATATCACGATTCCCTCGTATCGGTTGGGATAGCAAGCCTAGTCTAATAGGAGAGCTAAAAGCTTGTGAAGCTTCGTTGGAAGAGATAGAAACAGCAGCCAAAGAAGGTAATCGTCAATGCAAATTGATTTGGACTCTTGGAAACCATGATGCGCGTTTTGAAAATACGTTGGCGAATCGTGTACCTGAGTTTGCTCATATAAAAGGCTTTACGCTTAAAGATCATTTTCAAGCGTGGACACCAGCCTGGTCTTGCTGGCCTACTGATGATGTAGTAATTAAACATCGTTGGAAAGGTGGAATACACGCAGTCTATAACAATTCCGTTATGTCAGGCAAGTCCTACATTACAGGACACCTTCACAGCCTCAAGGTAGCCCCTTTTAGCGACCTTAACGGCACAAGGTATGGAGTAGACACAGGAACCCTTGCAGAGCCTGTAGGCCCTCAATTTATCGACTACCTAGAAGACAACCCTACCAACTGGAGAAGTGGTTTTGCCGTTCTTACGTTTTGGAAGGGACACTTGTTACAACCAGAACTTGTACAGGTTTTTGACAAAGATCACATAGAATTTCGTGGAAACGTAATAAACGTTTCAAAGTATTAATCTGTAATTTACATGAGCTAAGATGTGTTTGTGGCGCGGTGCTACATCAATTTTTAGGAGCAGATCATGGACTTTGAGATGACGATTAACTTTGGTTTTGGCGAAAGCATTGAGATTTCTACAGATTCTTTTTGGAAACTGGCAATGTTGAACGAGTTTGTTCGATTTGTAGATGAAGTAGAAGATGAGGATGTTGAGGCGTACGAGTTTGACGAGGATGGCGTTGCGTACTGGCTAGATCAAGAGAATGAAGTTTGGTACTGGTACGACGAAGAGTCTGATGACTGGTACGAGTGCGAAGAAGAGGAAGAGGAAGAGGAAGAGGAAGAGTGCGTTGAGTAATTTAACTCAATGGATTGAGAAGGGGGCATTGGCCCCCTTTTTTAATCAAAATGTTTCTTAATGATGCACAAAATGTCTGTTATCTCTTCTGATACCTCTTTAAGAGACAATTTAAGTTCTTCAATATCCGCTTGCTGTTCCTGCATTCTGATGTACGAATCCGTACAAAAGTCTGCCAAGTTCTGGTTGCTCCACGCTGCGAAGTTTGGTAGGTCTGGCATTTAATTTCCTTTCTGGTCTAGGGCAATTTTCCGGTACTTTTACAGCAACCCATACCGCTTGTTCACGTTTTTGTTGTTTAGCAACAAGCCATCTGTCGATATAGACATCAGGCATTGATTTAAGTGAACGCAATATGTTGCTATCTCTAATTCCTGTAAAGCTGCAAATTTCATTTACTGTTAATCCATCAGGGTGTTTTTTAAGTAATTCCCTGATTACTGGATGGTGTGGCTTGCTCAATTTTCGTTTCCTTGTCTTTATTTCTTTTGGGGAGGGGTAACCAACCTAAATACCAATAATTGTTCCATGTTCCAACCACACAAACCCCGCCTTTGGTCAGCAGGATAACTTTGTGGTCTTCTAGGGGGTATGGATCACCGGCTGAAGGGTATAGAAACTCTTCTCCACCGGCTTGATATTGCGTCATTTGCTTTTGATCCTTTTAAAGTCTAAAGC